AATAGAAAAATAGAAAAATAGAAAAATAGAAAAATAGAAAAATAGAAAAATAGAAAAATAGAAAAAATAGAAAAATATTCGTTCATACATTTTAGGGTTGGGTTATATCGTTTTTCTTATTTTTTGTTTTTTGTTGGGTGTAATTGACCTCTTGGTCTATTATGTTATACGACAATAACAGTAAAATAAGATATTAGCTGATATATAATGGAAAATATTTGTTTAAAGCATCGCGATGACCGAATAGGTTCAAACTTCTTTATCCAGATGGGTATATACATATTTTCTAAAATCAATAAATTAAAACTTTACTATAAATCCGACAACAAATACATGAATAATATGTACTTTTTACCTATAAAACAAAATTCGACGTTATTAACAGATGATAGTATTAAATTAATTCCGCATAAAATTCCAAAAGAATGTGCTATTACAAGTGAAAATGTAAAAAAGCCTACGTTTATGTGTGATGGTATGCGAGGTTCCTGCGTGCATAGTGTAATAACATCAAAACAAGACACTATTTCTTATTTTAACGAACATTTAAAAGACGACTGTTTCAAAATAGTAAAGGAAGAAGCAGTAAAACGTAATTTTGAATTACCATGGAAAGACAATTCGAATGTAATATGCATACATATCCGGATAGGTGATGTATGGGCGAAGAAAGATAATAATGCGTCACACGGATTTAATCACTATACTAAGTTGATTGAAGATGAAAAATGGGTAAATTATCAAAAGGCACCAAATGATACGCAATGTCCAATTGATCCAAACAAATTAGAAAAACTATTAATAGAATTTAAAGAAAAATATCCCGACAAAAAAACATATTTAATAATGGATACTCGAATGGTTCCGCGTCATTATATGGATTTAATTCAAAAATATAACTTACAATATTTTACGAATAATAGTATAGATTATGATATATGGTTAATGATTAATTGTGATATATTAGTTTTGACAAAAAGTACATTTCCAATAATAGCTGCTCACTATTTTCAAGGTTCTCAAGTATACTATCAAATATGGCCAACTATTGCCTGTTTGGGAATAGGAACAAAATACAATAAATCCAACTGGATTGGGTTTGAGTAAAATAAAAACCTACATCAAAAAGAACCGTGATGTGTATACATTTGAAGGATTAGAGAAGAATGTTGATAAAGCGATAAACACCGTAAAACCTGAAAATTATAAAAATTATTTCAAAAATGCTTACGGAATAAAAGATAGTATAAATTATACACGGCAACCATCAACTCGTAAATGTAAACTGAAAAAATATAAACCGTAATTCACTTAAAAATATTTATATTGATATATTAGATATGAATATAGACGACATACTGATTGAAAACGAAAAACTTAAAGTAAACCGATGGATTATTTCCCCTGTATGATTGCGATGATGAAACAAGTTGAAACTGATGAGGAAACAATCAGTAATGTTTTTCCTTTACGAAGTAGTATTGCTCCTGGTTATATTCGGTTAGACACGATTACATTAGTGTATTTGCTTTTACGAAAAGAACAAGGAAAGAAAAGTGATTTTAGTAATCAAGGCAATACCAAGAAACACGAAGATAAAATATGGAAGTTCTTTTTCCGCACAGAAAAGAAAGTGTTTCATAAGACAGATTTTTCATTCCATCATATGATTTCTACTGATGGTGTTGGAGTAAGTGTATTATTTTTACGAGAAGATTTAGTAGGAAAACGATTACCAAGTGCTAAAAAAGGTGTATCAAAAGAATTGTATATTGATGAACTGAATGATTATTCTGCTTTACGAGATAAAACGATTGTGGGCGTCGATCCGGGTAAAGAAGATTTGATTTATTGTGTTGATGACGCTTCCAAAGATGCGAATGTATTTCGGTATTCACAGAACCAACGAAGGAAAGAAACCAAGATGAAAAAATACAACAATATCATATTGGGTATGAAAACCAATAAAATACAAGGAAAGAGTGTGATTGAATATGAAACTGATTTGTCTTTGTATAATCGTAAAACACTTTATATGGATAAGTTCAAGGCATATGTAACCGAAAAGAATAGAATAAACCATATATTATTTGATTTTTACTCAAAACAATTATTCCGCAAGTTAAAGTTTGGAAGACATATCAATATCAAACGAAACGAACAAAAGATGATGAGTGATTTCAGGAAGATGTATGGTAATCCTGAAAATGTAGTTATTTGTATAGGAGACTGGGAACAACGAAAGCAAATGAAATACAAAGAACCAACATTAGGAATAGGAATGAGAAGTTTGCTTCGTAAAAACAACTACAAGGTATATTTAGTAGATGAGTTTAGAAGCAGTTGTAAATGCTCCAAATGTGATGGAGGAGTATGTGAGAAGTTTATGGTAAGGAAAAATCCCAGACCAAATAAAGATGATATGCGGTTGGTTCACGGGCTACTACATTGTAAGAATGGTTGTGGCGAGTGGAACAGAGACCGCAATGGTTCATCTAATATCTACAAGATAGCGTATCAAGCAATATATGGAATGGAAAGACCAGGTTATCTATGTAGAACAAGTAATCAAGCAGTTTTAACGAATTGCTATAAACAAAATATACACAAGGTATGAAAAGACCTAAACTTTGAATGTATTTTTTTGGTGCTAACCGTGCCATTTTAAATCTTCAAAGGTGTATACACAATTTTATTATCCATAATAAATATGAATAATAAAAAACAATAGTAATAACTTACATCGTTGAATATTTACACCTATTGAAAAAATATGTAAAATATGTAGTGTGTTTGGGTTTATTTTTTATTGGGTTTATTTTTTATTGAGTTTATTTTTTCATTTTTGTGTGTTGTAGTTTCAATTCAACCCACTTTGCGCAGTCCTCTCTACCTTCCTGGGTAGCCAACCGGTTATTTTCAATAAGTCGCACCTTTTCGGATTCTGTTAAGACGAGTCTGGGCTCACGCTTTCGTTGTTCCTCCCGCGCCTTTCGTTGTTGAGCCTTTTTAATACGGAGAGACTCGTACACTTTTTCTACTTCTGTCATCATCATGGGGTTCAATTCTATATTTGTATGTATAACTTTTAGATTGCTGATTAAGTAATCAATTTTACGATTCTGTCTCTGGTGTAGTAGGAGTCATGCCGTAATATTGGGTGAATCGTTTCGAGTGTACATGTCTATAATTTTAGAAATTGATTTATTTAGTAAGCTATAAAGTGTTTATACAAAATAACTGTTATAACTGAAAATGTCTACTCATACGAATGCAAAGTTGGTTGTGTCTGTAGTCGATAAGATTGGTGCGACCAATTCGACATGTGATAAATGGAAAAGTGATTTTATGAGAATGGCATCGGCTCACCTTAGACCACGTAAGTCACATGGACATGGTGGGGATAATGATACACTTAGACGTCTCATACGCGATGTTACGTCATGTGATGTCGAGACCCAGATAGATGTATTGCGTATGTCTATACAAAAATCAAGAAAACATGTGGGTTAATGTGTAATATGGGGTGTATATTTAGTGACCGTTGGATTTGGTTCGATTATTTGTTTTTTTTATTTTCCAAAATTGAATTCAAAATAAATAATATATCCCATCATCAAAGATGGACGTCTCTAATAGACCGATTATAATTACTCTGGATGGAAATATCGGGGTAGGTAAGTCGACACTACTCAAACACGTGCAGGAACAACTCCCCGAAATCGAAGTTGTTCTTGAACCAGTTGGTGTGTGGGAAAAAATGGTATCGGATGACGGAAAAAGCTTGTTATCACACTTCTATGAAGATCCCAAACGGTGGGGTTACACATTTCAGAACTGTGCTATACTCACACGTATTTTAGAGACACGTGCGGCGGTTGACCGTACAAAAAAACACGTTATCATTACTGAGCGGTCTGTCCTTACAGACCTCCATGTGTTCGCGAAGATGAACCGAGATCTTGGAAATATAAATAGCCTGGAATGGGAACTATATTTAAAATGGTTTGGTGGATATTCAGATGAAACTCCAATCAGCGCAGCCATTCATGTAACCACCAGCGTAGAAACGGCTGTGAAACGAATTTCACAACGAGCACGCGTTGGTGAGGGAAATATCCCAACTGCTTATTTAATTATGCTCAATGAATATCACAACGAATGGTTGGATAATACAAGCATGCCCGTTTTGAAAATAAGCACAGAGGATGGTGTAAAAGACAGTGATAATATAGAACTAATTCGGGAATTTGTGAAGTGTGTAAGTGATATTTCCAAAGTTGATCCATGTGTTCGATATGTATAAGAAAATTATAAGCCATGCGAAGCATGCAAAAAACATGTATATGTTGTTTTTTCTATACATGTTTACGTTTGATTAGTTGGATTGGTTTGGTTTATTGGTGGTAGAATGAGTTGTGGTGGTGATGATGTTTCGCGTATATCGGTGGGCTCTTTCGTTTCTTCTGTGTCATCGTCATCGTATTCATAACTTGTGTATTCGTCACCTAAATCCAGGTTCGTTTGGATGAATGACCCTGTATCCGACCCGCTATCATCATCGTCAATCGGTGTGTTGAACCATTCTTTGTTCCATAATTCAATCACGTCCATTTGTCTATTGCCGTCCATCTCATATATACAAGAGGACGGAATGATTGGTACCATTGATGTCACTTCACAAGTGTCACATACCAAAGTGTTTTCTCCAGTTGTGTCAAATACTGCCCCGTGAAAATATCTATAAAATTTTACACAGTATACACATGCAATATCGATGTGTTTTTCTCGCCCTAAGTGTATCCGTGCTCTATTCGCGTTGTTCGATACTTCGGATATGTAATTTATGATTTTTTTATGTGGTTCGGTCATTGTTGTTAATGAGTTAACCCCATATTTTATTTTGAATATCAATTTTGAATATCAAATCTGGATAACTACTTAGCTACATGTTTGTAATATATTATAGTATATTATATACCCATGTTGAATGGACTAATAAAAGATAATATGAATATAGATTTAGCGGGGTTTCAGGAAAATGAGGATTTTGATGTGAGCGATTTATTGGCGGCGCTTGAGAATGATGACCATTCAAATCTGGAGAATATGACACCCGAACGGATAGAGGACATTAAAGTCACCGCAATCGTTGATCTCCACCTCAACGAGGAAGAGAGTGAGAAAATTCTCCGAAAATTAGACGGGTATATGTACGTGGATGAGATTCCCGATGTAAAGTATGGTTCGTTTATACGATGGGTTTCGATAAAAGACGATAATTTCAATAATTTGAAGTTAACAAATGGAGGACTGGTGACCGGAATCGACGTATGTGCGACAGGGACTGTGCTAACATGTAAAAATAACATGAATAGATTCTTTCGGGTGAGAATGGACGAGGCGATGATATTTAAACGACTAACCGATCAGGAGCGTGTGATTTTGGCGGCACTCAAGTATTTATCATAATTAGTGGTTGGTCATCAAATATCATGAATTATCTCAAATGTTATCTCCGCGTTCAATATAAGTTCGTTGTTTCCATCACATAGAACTATTTCTCGTTCACCGTCCTCACCACGAACAAAAACATGTGTTATTTGAGATAGACCATAAGTTTGAATGTTTCCTGAGATATGGAATTTCTTATCTCCATGTGATACTTCGATAACCCCATCGTTTAGCACAGTAATTGTGTAATTGTGGAATTTACAAGCACATTTTGGAGTGTTTGGGTCTGAGTTGGTCATCGTATATCAATATACATATTATAATGATATACGGTTTATATGGTTTGCATGGTTCATTTTTCAGTTTTCAGTTTTCATTTTTGCAAATTTTATATATTACACTTATGTATAATGAGCGGAGGTATTTTTGTAGATCAACCTTATCACCCGAATCCCAAATGTCTTGTATTTTCTTTACTAATTATGTGTATATATTGGTTTTCTCCTGTGAACAAAAACCAACTTTTATTACCAGTTATATTTGTAATATCCTATGTTGCAATGGCTTGGTATGATTATATGTATAACTGCGACTTGATTATGTATTCAGGAAATGCGATTGGACCAAATACATTCGATGCTATTTTCAAACCCCAACATAGAAATAAAAAACACAACAAACAAAATATATCCAAGAATCAAGAGAAGGAATATCTAAAACGCGTATATTTATTCCATCTACTAGCTGTATCGCCTATTCTACTATATGTGGGCTATTATGGTTTACAGTCAAATGTAAAGGTCTTCCCGGTTATATTATCGCTAGGTGGAATATCTACCGTATATCATGGATTTCGTTTTTTCTATCCCCGCGACACAAGCAACTAGGTATTTATGTTTTCATTTTTTGTAAATTTTATTTACACCTTTGCACCTTTGCACCTTTGCACATTTCAAACGCCCATTATTCATCTATCAATATTAGTGCCATCGCTGCATAGTTATGTAAATCTATCAGTGTATCGCGAATTACCTCGTCATTTATTAAATTTACTCCATTTTTTGTTATAGACACAGAGCGTTGTAATTTATCTTCTATTCGCATTAAAACACCGACAACTCCATATTTCGCGAACGCATCACCATAGTCTATATTTTTTTTTGTAAATAATTCTAATGCTTCGTTTTGAATTTTTTTCATTTGTTCAACTCTATTCATTTTTTATTATACATAAAATTATCTTTATATCAAATCATTTTATGTATAATGGGCGTTTGAAATGTGCAAAGGTGTATATGATCGTTCAATCGAAATATAGTTTCCTGAACATACCCATATCCATTACAGTAATACCCAGTTGTTCTGCTTGATTTACTTTTCCGGTGCGTCCTGCACCTGGTTTCACTATAACAACAAAGGTATTCTTGGAGACAGACGAACCTATTTTGGCACCAGCATTTTCTATCATTTTTCCGAGGGTATCGTCTCTAAATCCAGTCATAACAACATTCTTTTTGTAAAGCGGACCTGACATATCCACATCGGTTGATAAGTTTGTTGCGGGCTTTTGGGAAAGTTTGTCAATTAGACCGATCTCATCAAGAAATGATATGAATTCTGGAATGTGGGATACGAACTTCACCGCTGACTTGTGAGCCATACTTTTGATCTTCATTATTTTTTCAATCTTCTCGTCGTTGGACGAATCACTCGTGAGGACGTCAGGGTAGTCGTCCAGAATAGCGACCATTTTCTTCTTCCCCATACCGTGACCGAATATGTTCGATGCAGTCATAATGTCCACAAGATTTGCGTTTATGATGGACTTATGAATACTTGTATGTACTTTAGTCGCGAGCTTTTCCTTGAACCCATCCACGCTCATGAAATCGGTTAATGACATTTTGATAATATTGGGCACGCTGTCGTGTCCGGCGGCAATTATGCGGTCCACATTTCCGGGACCGATTCCATCAACTTCGAGAGTTTTGAAGAAGAACACGATATTCTTAGCAAGCACGTCCTTATTTGTTCCTTTATTTTTCAGAACGATGTCGACATGGGTGTCACCATACCACTCATATTCCTCTGTGGGCATCATGACGTGCTCAGCGGGCTCCAGGACGTCCATGATGTGGGGAATGACGTCACCGCTGCGGATGAGCTTTATTTTGGCACCGACGCCAAGTTTGTTCTTCATAACGAACTCCGCGTTGAATGCGGTGGCGTACTCGATGCGCGCACCACTGAGAACAACAGGTTCTATTTTTATACGAGGTTTGAGAAGTCCGTCTTTACTGGGCGACCATTCGACCGCGAGCACTTTTGCCTCCGCAATTTGGTCTCCAAGAACCATTTTGAACGCAAACGCGTAGTCGGGATTTCCCTCTTTACGTGGGTAGATGTGGTCGTCACAGCAAATGATCCCGTCCATTTCATATTCGTATGTATCTCGCCAATCAACAAGTATTTGTGATAGAGACTCGTTAGATACATCGCGACGGGTCTCGTTTTTGGAGACGATGAACCCATGTTTTTTCATAAACTCGAATTGTTTGCTTGGGGCAAGTTCTGGTTTAATAACTTCGTATGCCACAAAATCGATGTGACCGAGTTTCTGTTTTCCAGGAGATTTCGAGTTAATCACACCAGCCACAAAGTTACGAGCATTTGCAAAATCGGAACCATAGTATACTTTAAATATATCTTTTCGAATAATAAATTCGCCCCTCACGACAATGCCGTCAGGGATGGCTGTGTGAGATGGCATGTTGAGTTTTCCAATAAATTTTGATATGTTCTGCCCAACTTTGCCGTTGCCACGGGTATACAACGCCGGGGGTCCTTCTGTTGAATATAGTCCACTGACGCCATCAAGTTTGCTTGACAGAACATAGGGTCCAGCAAATGTTTTTTTCCATCGGTCGATAGCGGATGTATCCGGTTTTATTTTGTCCATTGAGCCCATGAAGTACGGAAGCTTGACTTTGTCGGACTTTACGTCGGCACCGATGACGGTGGACTCGGCGTTATTGGGGTATTTTTTATCGATGAACTCTTTGAATATGTCGTATTCGTTGTCGGTGATGATGGGGTCGTCGTTGTAGTAAGCTAATCTCGCCAATTCCATTATGTTTTGTATTGTTTGTTCACTCATATCGTCTAATACACCGGCACCATGTGTTCTAAACTGGTGGATATGGTTTTCCACGGTGGCTGATTTATCGGTTAAATCTGGCTTTACATATGTGTCTTTTACACCACCTGTTATCATATTTTTTACAGTTTTATTAGTCTTCTTAGTTTTTTTTTCGTGTGAAGCAGTTTTCTTAGTTTTCATACGTCACGTATCGATTCTTGTTAAATGCATATATTAATTTTAACAAGATTCAATTTTAAACATTTTTGGGTTCAGTTTTCCGAACATTTCGTCGTGTTGTTTTTTTTGGTGTTACCCTCGGGACGATCTTCTTCAATATGTCTCCGTTTTTTCCAGGGAGGAGGCTATATCTCTTTTTACAGGTGAATCTATTATTTGATACACCCTTTCGTTGTAAAACCGATTTTCGGCATATTGCGATTGCAGCACCTTCGCGATATTTTCGTTTGGATTTTGTAACCGATTTTATACATCGACATAATTTCCTTCCAAGGATTGCTTCAGCGTCTAGTTTTGCTCTGCGTTTAGACTTTGGGATGTTCATCTTATAAAAAGCAAGTATTTTCACATAATCTGTATAGCTTGGTGGTGCCATAGTGGATACTTTATCATGACATTTTAATTATCTGGATTATTATAATATAGACTATAATTATGCTATCACGACGACCAGAGCATGATAATATTACCAGACCAAAGAAGATAATAGCGTTTGATTTAGATGAAACTCTTGGGTACTTTAGCGAATTTGGTATATTCCATAGTGCGATTGAACAATTCACCGGAACCCAATTGACGCCAAAACAATCGTTTAGGATATTCGACCTATATGCGGAGGAATTGATGAGACCTAAGATAATGGCAATATTGCGGATGGTCATGGGTATGAAACGATCTGGTATAATTGACAATATAATGATATATACCAACAATCAAGGCGGTGAGCGGTGGACTTATATGATCAAGGAATATTTCGAGTTCAAGGTTGGTGTTGGTAAAATATTTGATAAAACTATATGTGCATACAAAAAATATGGACGAAAAAATGTTGATTGCGAACATTGTCGAACGACACACTCAAAGACATATAATGATCTCGTTGTAAACTGTTGTAATTTTTCAAAATCAACCAAGGTATGCTTTGTTGACGATCAACATCATCCATATATGAAAAACCACCCAAATGTATATTATCTCCGGGTAACACCATATGTTCACTCGATCACGCCACAAGTATTTATTGAACGATTTCTGGGGACACGGTTGTTATCATCACAAATTCGAGAACAAAACCGCGGTTCGGAATTCACAACCTATGTACTTCGAAATTTCAATCGTTCGGGACACTATAGCCATGTGTTCAAGACAAAAGAATCTTTGGTAAATGATATTTCTGTAAGCAAAAAGCTCGTTGAATTGATTCGAAAGTTCGAATCTTTTTAGATTAGCAAAAAGCGAAAACGACGTTTTACACATTTATCATTTCACATGATGATTTTTAACAATACAATTTGATGATTTCCATCAACTCTATATTTTCTTCGCGTTGAATTCGCAAAATGTTTTCAGGAAAACCATCGATCGTTCATATCCGTCAACTATAATCAAAAACAAAATAATATATCTGATTAATATATCTGTTTAATATATATTATTGATGTTCGATAAATTAAAACAACATTTAAAAAATAGAACTACAAATTTTTTACAAAGTAGAAAAGAAAATAATATTAAAAAAAAGAATCAATCAGCTAAAGAGGCAGCGGAGATACAATTTAGAAAACAGTTGGAAGCTATAAAAAACAAACAAGATATTGACACCGCCCTTTCACGTGCTATCTTTTGGGGTAATGCAGACAATCTAAACTTGGGTTTAAATACACAATCAATCGAGAAACGTGTTTTAGTGAAGATGCTCATAGAGGCAAAAGCTGATGTTAACGCTAAGGATAATAAAAAGAATACCCCCCTTACATGGGCTATCGTTGATGGCAATGCAGACATAGTGAAGATGCTCATAGAGGCAGGTGCTAATGTTAACGCTAAGGATAAGGATGGAATGACCCCCCTTGCCGTTGCTGCCAAGTCTGGTAATACAAACATAGTGGAGATACTAATAGGGGCAAAACCGTATGATCTTAACACTTATGATGATAAAGAAATGACCCCCCTTCACTTTGCTATCTCTCATGGTAAAGCAGACATGGTGACGATGCTCATACAGGCAGGTGCTCATAGTAACACTAAGAATAAGTATGGTGATACCCCCCTTGACTTTGCTATCTCTCGTGGTAAAGCAGACATGGTGACGATGCTCATAGAGGCAGGTGCTGATGTTAATGCTGGTAATAATCAAGGTATTACCCCCCTTTCATTTGCTATCAGTGAGGGTCATATAGACGTAGTGAAGGAGCTAATAAAGGCAAAAGCTGATGTTAACGCTAAGGATAATAACAAGAATACCCCCCTTTCATGGGCTATCTCTCATGGTAAAGCAGACATAGTGAACATGCTCATAGAGGCAGGTGCTGATGTTAATGCTCATAATAATGATGGTGATACCCCCTTTTACTTTGCTATCATTAATGGTAAAGCAGACATAGTGAAGATGCTCATAGAGGCAGGTGCTGATGTTAACGCTAAGGATAAGGATGGAATGACCCCCCTTGACATTGCTGCCCGGTATGGTAATAAAAACATGGTCGAATTATTACAAGCTGATGCTGCTACTGCTGATGATCGTCCCTTCTCCACTTTCCCTGATAATAGTAGCCATTTTACGACGATACCAGAATATTTTAAAAAACTCAACAATCTTGAAAAGACAAAGTTATCTAAAGAACAAGCGGAGAAAGAGACTAAAGAGGCAGCGAATATACAATCAGCTACAGGAGGAAAAAAGAAAACAAGAAAAACAAAGAAATCCAGGAAACAAACGAAAACAAGAAAAACAAAGAAATCCAGGAAACAAACGAAAAAAAGAGTAAAGAAAGGAAAAGGAAAAGGAAAAGGAAAAAAAACCAAAGGTAGAAAATAAATAGAATACCTATTTTATTATACTGATTCTATAACGCACAATATAAAATTTATAAAAGAAAAATAAAAAGAAATCAACAAAAAAACGTTAAACACGTATATTCATAGATAAATCACTATCGTTCGTAATAGTGATTTAGATAAAACACAATAATATATCTGATTAATATATATTATTGATGTCCATGAACTTGGAAGATAAAGATGCTGATGTTAACCTTCAGGATAATGCTGGTAACACCCCCTTCTGAAGATACTAATAGAGGCAGGTGCTGATCTTAACACTAAGGATAAGAATGGTAGGACTGCCCTTTCATATGCTATCACTGCTGGTCATCACGACACTGTGAATATACTAATAGATGCAAAAGCTCATCTTAACACTACGGATGAGCATGGTTGGAGTGCTACACATTTATCTGTATTTCCTCGAGCACTTGCCCCACAATCAGGTTCAATACATCCGCGGATTTTCCAATTTTTAATTTCAGTACAATATTCTTGCGACATTTACTTTTATCTATTATGTAATATGTAATATTATTTGGTTTGATTTGATTCAATTTTATAAAATTATGTAAAATTATTATTTTTCATCGAATTTGCTATTACACCCTTGAAGATTTAAAACGCCGTTTTTGACGGCAAAAAATAAATCAACAAGTTAGTAATGGCGAATCGCACGCCTTTGGACGCTTATCACTCTTACAAGGTATAACGCCAATTTTTGCTGGTTTGAAACATACTGGTCTTTCTTCTCCTCTATACTGATTAAGAAGTAATCCTAATATGTTCTTTGAAGCGTTGATGTCCCTATCCAGACAGCATAATTTACACTCGTTGGTTTTACAACGGATTACACTATGGATATTAGACATTCTTGCTATGGGTTCTAAAACACCTTTCTTTTTCCTACGAATACGATTTCTGTATAACTCAATAGGATTGCTACACGAAGAACACGTTTTGCTGGTGTTGTATTCATCTATTCCAACTACCTTACAATATTTACGAAGTTCTCGCTTCAATCGTAAAATTGGGGTGGTTGGATGCGATTTTACTAAACCGTGTTGTTGTGAGAAATCACCGAAACCTACTAACGTTTTCACATTTTTACCTCCTCCTATGCGTTCGCATATTTTTGCTAAGGTTGCTTTGCTTCTACAATAGGAAGTGAAGTTCAAATTACGAAAACCCTTTTCAATATGAAACTCAGTAAAGGTTCGCATTCGTGGAAATACATATTTGAAATATTCCTTCATTACACTTGTTTTGCTGGTTTTTATGGTTGGTATGAGTTTCCAATCCTCATAATGGTCCCACCTTTTATACCAACTTACACGTTTTTTACAGGCATATATCATTTTGCTTTTATGACGATATTCCTTTGTTGATACTTGAATGATTTTATCATTTGTATCATAAGAAGTAATCAATGCCCTTATTCCAGGGTCAATACCGATAAAATTATCGTATTGTTGTTCTGTGTATTCACTAACAGGTCTTTCCGGTTGTGTCGGTTTTCTCATTTGTAATACAACACTTTTACCATCTGTTAGAATAGTAAATCCAAACTTCTTGTTTTTTGTTTCATATTTATTAATATTGAAAAGTTCTCTCCAATACTCTTCGCTGTTTTCAGCAAACTTATTCACATCTAAACAACTTTCTACCTCACTATTTTCTACTTTTAGTTTCTTTGCTATGTATTTGAGTGTGTTTTCTAAACCAGCATTACAAATCGTAATATGTGATTGTGTAAAACCATGTTTGTGTGGTAATAAAGTAAAAGTTCGTATTCCTTTTGTATCAGGGTATTTCTCAAACTCCTTCAAAATAGAATAGTAAATCTTAACGAAATGATTGGAATGTTTTACGATGTTTGCTTCCGTAGGTGTGTATTTCAACCATTCACGCATATACAAAATAAAGTTGTTCTTCCCTCCATATTTCGGTTCGTAAATATCTTTCAACCACCGATACACAACCGCATTATCAGTTTCACCAGTTCGTAGTTTCAAATATTTACGAAACCGATTGTAAAAGTTTAACTTCAAATGATTATTCGCCATAGTAAGTTGTAATTTATTCAGGTTAGTAATGTATCCTAAACATAAATAATCACGTGCGGGTAAAGCATCCGTCATATATTCCCGCATCTGTGAAAAACTTTCATATAATTCGGTAGTTGTATCAGTAGTATCCTTTTTATATTTGAGTTGCGAAACCATACAACATGCTTGATAAAACACGTTTTGTGTTATTTCCGGTAAGGGTTTGCGTTCTTCTAAAAGACGTGTAAAGTGGAAGTTTATCAACTTGTAGGATAAGAAACAGATGGTATTTATCTTGGGTAAAATATCCTCAACAATCGTGTCTGCTAAAAGGTTGTTTTTACAAAAGGATTTCCACGAAGACTTGATACAGGTGAAATCTATGTTTTTGTTTGCTTCCTTACGAAGTGAGACGTCATTTCTAACAACCTTTTCCTTGGGTTTCTTGATGGTGGTTTCTTCCTTTTTCTTTTTCCCCATTATATACTTACTAAACATTTTATTTTTAAGTGATTAATACTATTTAATTAATTATTCCTAAATATTCTCGGTATTTTGTTTTTCTTCCATTTCCTTTTGGAGTGTTTCTTTTCTTTTCAAATATGCTCGTTGGTTATATAGTTTAACTTGCTCTGGTGTTGGTTTATAATTTGTTTTCTTCTTATACTCACTTACACGATGTTTATGGACGTCTTTATGTTTTTCGTAATACACTTTATTACTTGCTGGTGCTGTGTATTTTTTGAGATGCTCTTTGGTTGCTTGTAATTCATCTTCTAATTTAGCATTCCTTTCTGCTAATTCCTTTATTATTCCATCTTTATCCATTACGATACTATATATAATAAAAAATATTTATATAATTTTTATTATAATTCTTTCAAAAACCGGCGTTTTAAATCTTCAAGGGTTTAAATTCGGTTAGGAATTCTTCTGATATATCAGTCGTGGCTCTATGATATTCGTCTACGTTGTCCCAATTGAGCTCTGGATAGAGGTATTTTTCATCTACCCCGGGGAGAGAAATGGGAATCATGAGATCGAGTTGTTGGTGTTTGGTGAATCGTCCCATGTCTGTCCCCTCGCTTACCATCTTCACAATCGATCGTGTGACCGCGAGATCCATCCGTTCACCAGTCTTGAGCCAACCGGTGTTTAATAACCATACATTTGTATCATGTTGGATGATCTTATTTTTCAAAAGGTCTCCATATACACGAGGGTGTCTTGTTATGAAAGGTTCGGCGAAGCATGAACTAAATGTTTTTATTGGTTGGGAAATACCTTGCTCGGTTCCTGTCATTTTACATGTATAACCCAACATAAAGTAGAACCGTGCCTGGGCGATTGTCAGTTTCGATATTGCTGGGAATATTCCGAACGCGTCACATACGAGGAAAATGATGTTTTTGGGATGCGTGTCTGAATATGCAGGTATTTTAACATTATCCAGGTGGGACAACGGATATGAGCACCGTGTGTTTTGTGTAATTGATGTATCCGAGTAGTCTGGTAACCCATCGTCGTCCACGATAACATTCTCGATGACAGCACCGTGGCGTATAGCATTGAATATTTCGGGTTCACGACTCTGTGTCAAGTTTATACATTTGGCGTAACAACCACCTTCAACGTTGAATATCCCGCGGTCGGTCCAAACGTGTTCGTCATCACCGATGAGTTGGAGTCCTTCGGTAGCTGATAAAGTAGTTTTTCCAGTACCACTTAGACCAAAGAACATGATTGTTTCACCACGAGGGGTCAAACACGCACTCGAGTGGAGTGGTAGATGATGATTTCTTGGCATAATGTGCATTATGTATGTAAGAACCAGCTTTTTCATTTCGCCTGCGTACTTGGTGCCATATATTACCGCTCGCCCTCGATCGAGGTCCATACCCACAAGGTTTTCGGTGATTCCCGAACGATGGGTCTCTTCCACACATGTTCCAGGAACGGCGATGTCACCGCAGTTCAAAATGGTGAGGTCAATATCTGATGCGGTGTGACGACAATCAGCCAGGATGAGCATATTGCGTATGAATAATGCATGGTATGGATCGGAACATATGGTACGAACGTTGATCCGCTCTCCCCCATCGCGGTCGTCCCACCCAGCGTACGAGTCGATTATGTATATATGTTTGTGTCCAACCCCGAAGATGTGTTTCAGTCCGTAATTGTAATATAATTCATGTGAAGTCTGTGACATTTCTTTATTGACGGTCCCCCACCAAACATCATCGTGGGTTATGTCACCACATGAAATTCGTTTGTCGTCGGGACATCGACCGGTATATTTCCCGCTGTACGCAACAATCGCACCAGTAGATGTGGTGCGGTATAGTTCGGTTGCATGACGGTATAATTCGTCTATACCTGGGTTATGTGAGATCATACATAATGCAAATATATTATCTATGATATGAAAGCATAATAGTTGAATTACACCCTTGGTAAGGTAATTTTTGAGGAAAATACTAAATGTTTTACGATTATAGACATTCAACTGTGTAGTATATATTATATGAGACTGAGTGCGTCGACGTAGTTGTTTATATCGATGAGTTCCTCTTGAGTACGAATACATTTCACCTTTATGTGTTCAATTAGTGGTATTTTTATGAGAATTATATTGGCGTTTTCTCTTTTTTTAATGATGTTCACAACCTCGACAACATGGTCTTCTGTTGAGTTATAGCATTCCTGTATAAACTGGATATTTGAGACCAGCATCATATTATCGGCGCATATTATTCCCGTACAAACGGAATCTAACACAAGGTCTTTTGCACAGCACTCTCCTCGAGTAATTACTTTTGAGAATTTATTTTTTACAATTTTTATGCGGTCTTGGTCCGTTGGGTTTTCAGTTGTTATGTATGGTATTTTTACGTCCCCTGGTTGGGAAATGATGTCTGTCATGATTTGGGCTGTGATAAGAGCCATATTCCCTGGTATTATCAACGTTTGAGCATTATTATATCGTCGTAATTTCGAACGACACATGTTTATTGCGTGTCCGGTTCCGAGTGACGGACCTTGATTTATAAATTCGACATCGTCAATTGCTGCGTATTTTCGTACGCATTCGCGTACTTTAAGCTCATTTTCATTTACAATTACAATTAGTTTTCGCGGGAGTAAACGAGCCGCTTCATTTATAATGCGAACAACAATTGGAACGTCGCCAACCTCTTCTATAACTGCGTGGCTATCTTTATGAGAATCCATGCGGGTTCCACTGCCACCAGCCATTATAATAATGATTATTTGCTTATCCATTTGGTATATATATATAGTATAATATAGTATATTATTATGCTGTAATAAATAGTGGTTATTTTATTGTTTGTATACGAATGGGTTTAGGTTGGTTATATATTCCATTATCTCTTCGATTGTTGTTGTTGATAGGAGGAAAATGGCTGATGTGAATACAAGACGTTGGTCAAATTTTGTAAATCGTGTTTGGGTGAATGGGTTGAATCTCACGATGATAATAATACACACATATAATTTCATAAAGTAATTTAATTTTGATAGATATGTACCCACATTTTCGCCACCGAGTCCCAGAATGATTGCTGTTACCAGTATGTATGTGAAAGTTAATCCGGTGAAAAATATTTTTTCGTATGGCATAGTCGTCATATTAATATGTCTTATATATAGTGGGTATAAAATAATATATCGGATGATTTAGTCATTTGTAAATATACACGCGAAATAGTGGTCATAGATTCGTCGCATCGCCATTTTATTATATGTTATTATTGTATATGTCGAAAATATGCCCAACTGATAGCATGGACCAAGAGTTAAATAACCGTATATTTGCAAGGAATGTTCCATCTCATACGATTGATCCGGTGTTCTCTCCAAAACCGATGGCGACGCGGTATACGACGATGAATATTCTGGATAATAATGAGAATAATTTGGTAACCCCGATTTCGGGTGGGAATGATTTTCAGACGACTACAACATTCTACCCTGGTGACCGAAAGCCGAATTGGAATGGGTTTGTAACAAATGTGCACACCGAATCTATATTGAGGAATCAATTTTTTGCCATTCAGAAAGGAGACCATTCACAGTATGTTCCAGAATCGACAAGTGATCTATATGTGAACAAGAATATCCCGACTGGAAAGCCACATGTGAGTGGTATTGAAGAAAAGGAGGAATTAATTTTCGAGGAACAGACATTCGAGAACTTTAATCCCAATATATTCGGTGTTGGTAATCTACTTTTCAATAACAGCACACGGGTTCAGCGAAATGAGAATTTAAAATAAGTGTATGACGTGAGAATTTAACATCGTATTAGGTTTTTCTCTCTTTCTCTCTAATAAAATAAAAAAACATCACCATGACTACCAGAACGGGTGGTGATGGTGTATTGCGGTATGCATCGACGAATTATTTATATTACACAGAAATATATCTCCGTATAATATATCAGTATATGCCACGGACACATAAGGCTCGAGGTGGCACGCGTAAGGATAATAAGAAGAAACCCAAGAACTCTAAGAAAAATAACAAGACACGTGTGAAGCGTAAGAAGAATCCTCTTAAGTGTGCTCCCAAATCTTCAAATAATCAGTTTTCATGTTATTCAAATGCGCAATTATTCGAACTTAAGAGAGCGTGGAACCAATCTAAACTCCCCAAGATAACGACGAATAATCCTCACGGAATATGGTTGTTTTTGCGTGATAAGTATAAGGATACATGTGGAAAAGAGTCGTGTTGGTTGAAGGATGCAAATATGACGGAAAAGGTTAAGAAGCATATAATTAAACACGCGTTTGCACCTCGCGCGCCGGCGGAATGGAATAATAACCCAAACACATGGTTATCTAGTACCGATATTGTTAAGGTTATGGAACAATATGAATATGCGTATCCACACTTTAGGTTTATTGGTCCTTCCCCAATAGATTTCGACAAAAAATTGGCGTTTAACCAATGTGTGTGGAATGATTTGTGTAATATTGACATCGGTCAGCTTCTTCAGAACAACAAGTCTATATTGGGAATGATTTTCAATCTGGATCCTCACTACAAAGATGGGTCCCACTGGGTATCGATGTTATTTAACCTGAGTACGGGTGAAATATATTACTTTGATAGTGTAGGAGAAAAGATTCCTCCACAGATAAAAAGATTACAGAAAAGTATCGAAGAACAGAGCGGTCGTCTAAAATTAAAAACTCACTTTGACCAGCTTTACCCGACGGTGGAACACCAGATGAGGAATACCGAATGTGGTATGTATTCACTTTATTTTATTATTATGATGCTTACGGGTGAAAAAAAATGGTCTGATTTCAAAACGACTGCTCGAATAACTGACGATGAAATGGAAAAATTTAGGAAGGTATTTTTTAATCAGGAACTATGAATATGAGATATGACTGAATGTACGGATAAAATATCAAATTGATTTTATGTATTAGAGATATATGATATAAATTATACAATATGTCTTCTGAATTTGCGACAACGAACAACAAAGGTTTATTATGGGATCTGATGCGTAATGATTCTGTTGGATTCAAACGCGGGTTGGTAGATAATTTCGCGGGAACACAAAAGATCTTCGAAAATTGTATCGAAAAAGTAAGAGTTTCACAGGTACATGGTGAAACTCTTATTGATATTAATAAACGATTTATCACACATATGAATGCCGAATTGTCTTCTATATTAAATACGGAAAAGGATAATGACAAGCCACCGAGACACACACCGGTCTTGGCAAAGGAACTCCAGATGTCAAGAGTCGATAAAATGAAGCAGGAATTCGACGCAAAGCAGCGAGATATGGATTCGTTATTGAATGCCCCTACTCCGGAACAGATTGACTTTTCTCTTAAATCAGATGACCCGATGAATGACGTTGATAATATTTTGTCAAATAAACTGGCTGAGCGTAATTATGATATAGCGAGTGTTGCAAGTAGCAACAACGAAACGATAGGTGACGCAAAAAAGTGGTTAGGTTTAGATACAGATTCAAACGGGGGAAATACAGAACCACAGAACGAGATTGTGGTTCCCCCAACAAAGTCTTACTCCGCTCACAATATTTTCGATAAGTTAAAGCCTTCTACAGATGTTCATGTGGAATTTATGACGGAACAGATGGATGACATCAACCCTCGTACAGACATACACCATTTACTTACGATGGTTTTAGCAAATCAGAAAAAGATAATGACCCATTTGAATATAGTTTGATATTGATAACTTTCAATATTTTTTTCAGTCTATTTAGTATTATGCCCCCTAAAATCCGGATTGGTATAAATGGGTTCGGACGGATTGGAAAATCTTTGCTCATAAATAGTTTTTACAGTAATAACATCGATGTAGTTGCTGTAAATGCCCCAGACTTTAGGGTTGAGACTATTAAGTCATATATTGGATATGACAGTGCACATGGTAACAAATATAAAACTATATTTGACACAGAGGTTATATCGGGTAACACTTTTGGTGTGAATGGGAAACGAGTTACTGTGTTGGATAAGCGGGTCCCGACTACTAATATGTGGGAAGAAACCAAAGTAGATTACATATTGGAAACTACCGGAAAGTTTCTGACAAAGGCTGGTGCTGATAAACATATCGATGGGTTTAGTGGATTTATTATGTGCTCGCCACCAAAGGATGATACACCGCAATTTGTTGTGGGTGGTAACCACGAAATGTATGCCGGAGAACCGGTTATAAGTAACGCGTCTTGCACAACCAATTGTATTGTACCTGTTCTTAAAGTGCTTGGTGATATTTCCCCGATAGAGTGTGTTAGTTTTCTCACAGTTCATGCGGCGACGGCATCACAGAATGTGATTGACGGTGTTCATTTGAAAAGTCGGATACATCGTAGTGTGTTGAATAATATTATTCCGCATACCACCGGTGCGAGCAGTTCGATTGTGAGTGTGCTCCCTGAGCTTAGTGGAAAGATATTTGGTTCGTCGGTTCGTGTTCCAACGAACAACGTAAGTATGGTGGACCTCAACGTGCGATTTATAGATGGGGTGTCTCTCGACGAGGCGTTGAATCGATTTAGATGCTCTCAGTATGTGGATGTTAATGAGGATCCACATTTGGTGAGTTCGGACTTCATGACGTCATCGTGTCCGAGCATTGTGGATGAACACTATTGTACACAGATGGGAGACAAAGAGTTGAAGATAGGTGTTTGGTATGACAACGAGTGGTCATATAGTGCACAGGTATTGAGACTGGTTGAACATATTGGTATGGAAAAACGGGGATTATGGAGGGGTTGAATGAATTGAATGAATACAATAATTGATTGAGTGATACCAATTATTTTATTATTAGATAGTATATGCCCACTCTTGGAAAATTTTACACGATAATAGATATGGGTAAATATAAACGAAACCTTCTAGATGATATAGATAATACGGCAATTAATAACGACACGATGGTCGATTTAGCCAGCGTGTATCAAGAATTGGATACTGACGACATGGATGTTGTCACAGACACAGAGGATCCATCGGGTTATAGAGGATTTTATATTAAGCATTCGACAACTGCCGAGCTCACCTCGCTGGGTTTGCGTGGACAAGAACCAGGTAGTGTCCTTAATGATGCTGGTAATGGTACGGAATTTTCGACTACCGCCTTAAATGAGATGAAAGCAGGAATAAGTCTGAATAACGAGACCGGATTCAAAGTTAACCGAGGACAGGGGGCGGCAGATTATGAGGATTTTGGTAAAGACCGTATTATGAACATAAATAAAAAAGGTAAGGTAACCACGCAACATACAAAAGAATTATATGTTCAAACTGGTTCTATGGTTGCAAATGTACGACCTGCAACC